AACGTGCCGCGGCTGAAGATGTTCGCCGCATAGCTTTCCGTCACGCGTGCCACGCCGAGCGCGCCGCGGGCATACTCTAGGATCCCCTTCCCAGCGATCCCGTCATCGCTTGCCCCGCGGAGATGGAAAATCTCATCCTGGGTCAGCGTCGTAACAATGTTCGTCTTTGCATCGCGAATCCGGTAGACCACACGGCCCGTCTCGAGTTGTTGCGGTGTGACCAGTGAAGGATGAATCGGGTGAAGCTGGTCGACGAACCCGCGCGGACCCGCGACGATGCGGTCGTAGGCATTTCCGTGGTCGATGAGGTGATACATCGACATCCGGCGCCACTGAAACGAATCCTGCCAGGTGTTCGGCTTGTCGTGCAGGATGTCGTACAGGGGCATGCGCTTGGCCGGCACCGAGCCGCCATCGTCCTGGAGTTGCTCGAGCACAGGAAGCGGGAGCATCGCCAACACGGTGGCGAGGATGTCGCGTCCGCGGTACCACGCCGAGATCGTCTTGGCCGACTCCGAATCAATGCGCGCCCCAGACTCGGTCATCGTGCCGACGGGCTGATACCAAAAATCCGATCCTGGATCTGGCGTGCCGGCGCGCAGTCCGCCGCCGAGCCATTGGCTCAGGAGCCCCATCAGTCGACTCCTTTCGCGCGGCTGCTGTCCTGCGTTTCCGTGTCCATCACGACGAGCGCATATGGCCAGATCGTGCGGATCGATTGCCGCACATGCCCGGCCTCGCGCGGCGTCATCCTCTCGTCACAGACCACGCAGACGACCCCACACCGCGTGCCTATGCGCACCACACCGCGAAACTTCATGATCGTGCGGAGTCGCCGTCGGTCCTGCTGAGTCATCGCGGCGCCTCGCCCATAGCGTCAGTGCGCACGACTTCGAGCGTGAGCCCGGCGTCGAGCACTACGACGCGATGATCGGGCCATACCGATTTCATGATCTGCGTCATCTGATGGATGGTCTCACGGCCGAGAAAGACCGGTGATCGCAGCACAATCACGTCCCCTGGCTGGAGACCGACCTTTTGGACGCTCACGACGTCCGGCATGTCTTCGAGTGCGGCTACGGCTTCATCATGCGTCATCTAGCGCGCCTTTCCGCCCGGCCAGATGGCGACGGCCATTAGCACGAGCCCGCCAGCGACGACCGCCGCCGGCCACGACCACCGCGAGACCCCGCCAATCACGAGCGCGAGCCCCGCGACGAACACCGCAAAATCCGCGTAGCGCGTTAGCATTAAACGAATTCATCCAGGCTCAGCACGCCGCGTTCATTGTAAACCGAGGCGACGGCGACTGGCTGACGAATCGCGAGCGACATTCCGATCACGGACGCGACAATCGGATCGATACGCCCGCGCGCCTTCTTCGGATCTTTCGTGTAGAGCATGTTCCCCTTGCCGTCCCTCTGATCGACCAGATTCGCGGCCGCCCAGGCCGTCACCGGGCATCGGCGCGCGTCCACCTGCCCACTGAGCACTTCGGCTTGCAGCCGCAGGCACGCGCTCGACATGCCGGCGAACGTCTGCGGCACGGCCAAGACTTGCGTCTCGTCAAATCCGTCCTCGTTCACGAGCTGGCTAATGAGGGTATCGGCGTGCCAGGGGTCGAACCCGATGCACTCGATGTCGAATCGCTCGCGATTCTCGCGGAGTACTTCGCGGATGAGCTGGTGGTCGATCTGCGTGCCAGGAGTCGCCGTGAGCCAGCCCTGATCCCGCCAGAGGTCATAGGGCGCGCGGTCGCGGCGGCCCCGTTCGAGCAGCGTGTCGGCAGGGGTCCAGACGTATTGCAGCAGCCGCCATGAGGCCCGGCCCGTCGTTGGCGGAAACACGAACGAACAGGCGCAGAGGTCGATCTTACTCGCCAAATCGATGCCCACGTAGCACGACTCGTGCAGCATGTCGTCGGCCGTCCACTCGGTTTGCCCTTTGCGCCACCCCTCCATCGACAGGCAGGGATTCGCCGTGTTGACCCAGACGTTTAGGTGTTTGCGCTGGAAATTCGCCGCTTCGCTCGGCATCGCCCGCGCGGCATCGCATTTGCGCCGCAAGTCGTCAGCCTTGACGCTGACGCCCCAATTCGGATTTGCTTTCTTCCAGGCGCGTTCATCCTGCCAGTCGTCGTCCTCGTCGATGGTCGTGATGAACCCGAACCACGTTTCGTCGTCGACGATTCGCTCAACGATTTGGCAGATGTAGTTGTGGTGCTGATAGCAGATCGACTGCACGTCATCGCCGGCCGTCGTGATTTCAAATAACAGCGGTTGTCGGCGCGTGCCCATCCCGGTTTCGATGACGCTCACAAGGTCGCCGCTCTTGTGCGCGTGGAGCTCGTCAATCAGCCCGCCATGCGGGCGCAGCCCGTCAGTCGTGTCGGCATCGGCGCCGATGGCCACGAAGCGCGAGGCGTCCGACTCGCGGACGAGCGCGGTTTTCCAGGGCGTGATGCGCGCCGAGAGGTCTGGGTCGGCCATCACCATACGACGCGCGTATTCCCAGACGATTTTGGCCTGGTCGCGTTTCGTCGCGCACGAGAACACGTCGGCCGCCGGCTCGCCATCGAAGAACGCCAGGAGGAGCCCGATTGCCGCCGTCAAGGTGCTCTTGCCCTGGCCGCGTGGGGTCTCGACATATCCGACGCGGAAGCGCCGAAGACCATCACTGCGCCGCTGCCAGCCGAAGAGCGATCCGACGATGAACCGCTCCCACGGCTCGAGATGTAGGGCTGTGCCGGCCCACTCGCCCTTGAAATGCGTCAGGCTTTCGCAGAAGTCGATGGCCTTCTGTGCCTCGGCTTTGTCGAACGTGAACGGAAACTCAGGATCGAGCCTCCGGCTGCGCTCGAGATCCTCGACGTGTCGCACGCAGGCCAGCCGATGCCACTTGCAGGCCAGCACTTTGCCGGCCTGCACGCGCTTGGCGTAGACCGTGACCGGATCAGCCATGCGAGGCTTTCTCAAACCGCGCGAACTTGTCGACCTTCTTCGGTTTTTCGACTTTCACCCGAGCGCGAGAACTCGGCGTCAAGCCGAACTCGATCAACATCCGCGAGCACTGCGCCTGCGCCTTCGTCGCGATGCCGAGATACGGATTGACCACTGGGATCCCGTTGTTCGATCCCGACTTGATGAGGAGCCCGCTCTTGAGTAGCGCCGCTTCCGCTTCCTTCCAGCGCGCGAACGTCTGGCAGTAGAGGGCGAAGGCATCAAGGTCCGCTTCGGTGAGCAGGCCGAGCCTGGCCAGCATCTCGCTCTTGTCCGCCCACTCCGCGCGCGCGTCTTCGCTCAGATACGCGGGGGGTGTCAGGTCGAGCGCCGCGCCGGGCGCCGCCTCGTGCTCGAGGTCAATGCGCCTCTGGCCCGGATTTCCCCTCAGAATCTTGAGCGCCGTCGGGACGGGCTTGCGTCCTCTCATGGCGTAGCAATAGGGTGGAGCGTCCGGGTCGGAATCACACCGCCCTCTCCGAGGGGACTCGGCGCAGCGTTCTCACTGCTTCGGACGCGCTTGGGGTACGGTTGAGCGAGCGGCGCAATCGTCGCGCGCATTTCAGGATCGAGGGGCCATAGATAGCGATGCTTCCCAAGCACAGGCACTCGTGACGCTCCAGAAATATCTACGGTCTTCATCACGCCGAACTGCACATGTCTACGAGCGATGCGTGAATGGGCGACTCGACCGTCCGGCCAGACGGCCTGCCAATCATCAGGAGATTTCCCTGTGTAGACCCACCCTGCTGCCTGATAGATGCCGCCGTGATGTGACTCTTTTGGGTCGGCGTAACTAATCAAGAGGCGCAGCCCAGGACAAAACGCAGCGAGCATCTTGACAGAAATCGCAATCATCCGACTCACGGGGGTCTCGTGTGCCATCAACGCTATCCGCTGTAATTCGGCCATCTCGAAATTCCGCGCGAGGCCATATTGCTTCCCGTTACATGCGCCGCCCCCACCTAAACCATAGATCAGCGCGCCGATGAATCGGTCGCCTTCCCACGCACCGATCTTCGCCAGTTTTCCTACTGGCATCTTGCGCGAGTAGTGCCAATGCATCACGGCATATGTCGCGGCTTCATGCGAGCACCAATCGAGCCGCAGCTTAGGCTTTGGGCAGGAACTCATAGCCACAACTCGGGCACGTCATCGGCGTCTTCTCGTCGAGCTTCCCCTGCTCATCTGTGCTCGCCGGGCCAAACGACGGCACGACGACGCCAAGCGCAGCCAGTTCGTTAGGCAGAAAGAACGCAGCCAGGTCTTCCCCGTTCTTCAGGTCGGCCGCGAGTTGTTCCACGTCCCACGTGGCGAGCTCGGCGACGCGGTTGTCATAGATGGCCAGGTCGCGCTTCTGTCCGTCCGTCAGGCCCCGGCGCCGCACCGCGATCACGGTCTCGCCGTCGGCCTCGACCACCTGAAGTTTCGTGATGCCGGCTTCCGCGGCCGCCTCGACGACGCCATTGCCGGCCAAGATGACACCGTCCTCGTCAATGACGATGCTCCGCGCGGCCCCAACCTTCCGCAACGCGTCAGAGAGCATACCCAGATTGCGCGGGTTGTGACTTCTCCTATTATCAGGATCTGGAACTAAGTCCTTGATATGCGTCATCTTCCGCGATGGAATCTTCTCCATTGTTCCGAAATCAGCCATTTCATGCGTCCGCTGACGTTCCGTATTGTGTTCTGTTACTGAACGTCTTCCGTTCGCGCCGTCCGCCGCGATGTCACTGTCAGGATACGCACATCGCCACAACGCCGTCAATGGCCTATCGTAACTCGCGTATTTACAGGACTTACCTCGATACGCAATTTCGCAGACACTTTACGGAAGG